TATATTATCCAAGGGCCAGCGCAGACTTATATCCCTGAAGGAAAGTGCTTTGCGGCGTAAGCTAGTGAACCAGAAGAAGGGTGATCTAGTGGATGATATGTTTAAACAAGGCACAGACTTCTCTGAAATGCCGCTAGATATCATGGTTGAGTATGCAGAAGCTGACGTAAAGACCACAGGTGAGCTATACTTGTCTCAACAGGCTGACTTCCAGAAGGAAGAGAACGCATCCCTTGTTCCAGTAGTAGACTTGATGAACGAAATGCTAATGTTCTTGGTAGAGATAGAAAGCAATGGCACATATATCTCTTTGGATACTCTTGAAGAAGTTGAACGTCAGTTTGAGCAAGAGAAGAAAGAACTAACCACACGCTTGTATGAGATTATCGAAGAAGTAATGGGTGATACGCCTATTAATTTGAATAGTGGCGCTGATATGACCAAGGTGGTTTACTCCCGCGAGGTAATCAATCGGGATGCTCATCGACAAACCTTTAATATAGGGACAAATGCAGCGGGTAAGCCCCTAAGACCCCCGCTCATGAATAATAAAGAGTTCTCTGACGCAGTAAGGTCCACCACTAAGATCGTACAGAAGACGATGGCTATCCAATGTATGGATTGCAATGGAATAGGCAGCATACAAAAGTATAAGAAGAAGACAGTTACTAAGCTGGGTAAGAAGTACTTGGTTCAAGGTGATCCATATAAGAACCGTACTAAGTGTAAGACTTGTTCAGGTGTAGGTGCTATCTATAGCCCAACTGGTGAGACCGCTGGTCTAAAGATGATCCCTAGAAGTCCCGCATACGCAAGTATCAATGGGTTCAAGACTGATAAGCACACTCTTAAAATACTTATACAACAAGCAGATAATAGCGGTAGAGATATTGCAGTAGAGTTTCTTACTAAGAGTAGTAGATTGAATGCTGTAACAACCTACCTAGATAGCTTTGTTGCAGGTATACAGCGAGGCACACGGTCTACTGGTCTGCTACACGCCAACTTCAACCAGTGTGTGACTGCTACTGGTAGATTAAGTAGTAGTGAACCCAACTTACAGAACCAGCCCAAGAGAGGTTTCCCTGTTCGTAAGGCTATTGTTAGCCGCTTCGGGCCAGAGCATCTAATCGTTGAGGCAGACTTCTCCGGCCTAGAATTTAGAATGGCTGGTGAATTAAGTAGAGACAGTCAGATCATTACAGACATTCTTGAAGGCAAGGATATCCACAAGCAGACTGCTTCTATTATTAATCAGTGTAGCCCTGATGAAGTTAGTAAGGATATGAGACAGGCGGCAAAACAGTATTCTTTCGCCCCGTTATATGGCGGGATGGGCGCTGGTGAGAAACCGCATGTCCAAAAGTACTTTTCTGAATTTTTTGTTTTGTACAATGGATTGAAGAAATACCAAGAAGGCTTAATGAGTGGTGTTCTGAAGACGGGTATTGTTCAGGTTCCTAGTGGCAGACAGTATAAATGGGATAACGTAGTTCGCACTAGAAATGGTCGAGTTCGTAACGCCACTCAGATAGTTAATTATCCAATCCAAGGCTTTGCAACAGGTGACTGTGTGCCGCTTGCTTGCATTCGTGCGCTGAAACTTTTTAAGAAAAGTAATCTGCGTAGTAAATTAATCTTAACGGTCCATGATAGCATTGTGGTGGATTGCCATAAAGATGAATTAAATCAAGTAAAACAGATACTTAAGGAAGCTATGTTAGGTATCGATGAGGAGATGAAGACTAGGTTTAAGTACACGCCAATTGTTCCTTTCGACATTGAGATAAGTGCTGGAAATAATTGGCTAGAACAGGAAGAATTGGTGTTGACTGATGCCACCTAACTGTAGTACAATGATAACTCTTAACAAGGATGAATCTATGAATGAATTAGTAAATGTAACAGGCAACCTAAGCCTAGACGAATTGGCATCTAAATTAGGCGCAACTTCAGGTAATACAAAGGGTCCAAGTATCCCTACCCTGAAGATTAATTCTCGCGGCGAAGATGCCAACGGGGTGCAAATCCCTCTTGGTGCTTTCTTCCTCAATACCCCTATAGATGAGAGGGTGTATGCTAAAGAGGGCGTGAGTTTTCAGGCACTGAGTAATAAAATTCAGTACCAACATTGGGGTGAAGAAGGTCTCATAAATAAGTCTATTCTACTTGATTGGGCTAGAGAAGAAGGCCGTGATATGCTGGGTGGCTACAATTGTAATATGCCTACATACGAACAATCCCGTAACTTCACTGAAGAAGAGCGTAAGAAGTATAATGGCATAGACCGATACCGTGTGGTACGTGGCCTAGTGTCGTATAAGGGTAAGACTGCCGCTGGTGAAGAACGTGTAATAGAAAATCAACCGTGTGTACTTTCGCTGAAGCGTAAGAACTATGGTCCTTTCTATCATGACGTTTTAAATCGCATGGGTGATAAAAAGCTATGGGATTTTGCCAGTACTCTTAAGGCTGACAAGGTACAAAGCCCTAAAGGTGCTACGTATTACGTCATGCGTTTTGAACCTCAGTTCAGTACACCTATCCCTATGTCACAGGAAATTCATGACAGCCTGAGTGCTGTACTTGAGTTAATTGATGCAGAGAATGAGCGTATTGAGGTGGCATGGAAGAAGTCTAATCTTCAACACATGGAAAATGAGCTAGATGATAATCTGGCTGATACACTAGAGGAACTAGAACAGTCTTTTGACGAAGCCGTGTAATGGGCATTGTTAAAAATATGAGCAATATGGTGTACCACTCAACAAGTGGTATATCATCCTCTGCTGTTAAGTCAGTGTATAAGAAATCATTAGCTCACTGGAAGGGTGAAAAGCGCACACAGACCGCTGCTTTTACTATGGGTACGGCTGTACATGCTCTATTACTGGAAGAAGACAAGAACCTAGTCCACAAAGGGCCAAAGACACGGCGTTCTAAGGCTTTTGAAGAAAAGGAATCCAAGCTCAAAGAGGATGAAGTTCTCCTTACTGAGGTTGAATACAATACTGCAAAGAAGATTGCTAGAACAACCTTATCTAACAAGGATTGTGAGAAGTTCTTACGTCATAAGGATAGGGAAAACGAAGTAAGCGTCTTTGCAGAGTGTCCTAGAACAGGTCTTATGCTTAAGACTAGGCCGGATTTGATGATCCAAAGCGAGAAAACAGTGTTTGATGTTAAAACTACTCAAGACGCTTCTCCGCTAGGTTTTTCTAACGAGTGTTTTCGGTATGCTTACGACATCCAGAGCGCCTTCTATATATACGTATGTAAGTTGGCTGGTTTGGACGTTAGTGAGTTCAAGTTTATTGCTGTAGAAAAGACTGCACCGTATGTATCTCATGTTCATGTGGTTTCAGAAGATTTACTAGCTAATGCTACGGAGCGTATGCATCGTACATTGGGTATAATTGCTTCTGCACAGGATCAGGAAACGTATGATACTGGGTGGGGTGATTACAGTATAATAGAACTACCTAAATGGCTATAAGCACTCAAAGTGCGAAGGCAAAGGGGCGCAGACATCAGCAATGGGTTAGAGACCGGATTTTGGCTCTCTACCCCAAAGCACTTCTCCCCGATGATGTCCGTAGTACCTCTATGGGCGCTGGCGGTGAGGACATACAATTAAGTCCCGCTGCCAGACGCCTATTTCCTTACTCTATTGAGTGTAAATCATTCAAAAGCTTCGCAATATATAAAGTAATGGATCAGGCTAAGGAAAACTGCCCCAAGGGTGCGGAACCTGTAGCTATTATAAAAGGTGATCGCCAAAAACCACTGGCGGTCATGGACGCAGATCACTTCTTTAAATTAACGAAACGAAAGTAGCCAATGTCAAATATTGCAGATAATACTATGAATATTCACATCAGAATAGATGATGATGAAGACATCATTGATGTAGAAATGGAACATAACATCAGTGACGAGATGGCTCCTGAGAAGGCTGAGTTCTTCATGGACCTATTAAACGGCATTGGCTTCAAGATAGACGCCGAAGCTGAGAGTATAGCTTTTCAAGGCGCACTATTACGCAAAGTAGGCGAACTACAAGACATTATCGAAGAATACGATGCTGATTTGGTAGGTTTTGAGCCAGATGATGAGCTTCTTGAGAAGGTAAAGGAATCCCAAAAGAGCAACGTAATATCTATGAAAAGTAAGTTGCACTGATGGATACTAAAGATTTGGTGAATAACCCCCCGCACTACAATGAAGGCTCTATTGAATGCATTGAAGCAATGAGAGCTATGGCAGATGGCGTACTGAATGTCTCTGCCCATGAAGCATACTGTTGGCAGAACGCCTTTAAGTATCTTTGGCGCTGGCCCTACAAAAACGGCGTGGAAGACCTGAAGAAATGCCGCTGGTATTTAGACCGATTGATCGAACAACTGGAGAATGACCAATGATCACACAAGAAGATATTGATGCTTTTAAAGACATGCAAGAACCTATCTCTCAGGTGGGTCTGCATGATATGCCTAAAGATTGGGATCATCCCCATGCTACCCCATTGCAGATGGTTCAGGACTTTGCTGATGCTATGGATCAACCCTTGGGGGAAGTATGGCAAAAAGACCCTGAACTAGAAACATTACGCTGGGGTTTAATCTCTGAAGAATACGGTGAGGTATGTGATGCCAGTGCTGACCGTAATCCTAGTAATATGCTGAAGGAATTAGCAGACCTTGTGTACGTAGTATACGGATACGCTGCTACTTACGGATGGGACTTAGATAAAGCCCTACGCCGTGTACACCGCTCCAATATGTCTAAATTAGGCTTGGACGGTAAACCTCTAAAAAATACAGCGGGTAAAGTAATTAAAGGCCCGAACTATAAACGTCCAGATTTAACCGACTTAGTGGAGACCCCTGATGAAAAATAACTACCTACCAACCGACTACCAAACCTTTATTGCTACCAGCCGCTACGCACGATGGCTGGAAGAGGAAGGCCGCAGAGAGACATGGGGTGAGACAGTATCCCGGTACATGACTAATATTGTGCGGCCTAAAGTCGGTGCTGAATTTAATACTTCCGAAATAGAACAAGCTATACTTGGGTTAGAGGTGATGCCTTCTATGCGGTCTCTGATGACTGCGGGACCAGCGGCTAACCGTGATAACACATGTATGTACAATTGTAGTTATCTAGCCGTAGATGACCCTAAGTCCTTCGATGAGGCTATGTTCATCCTCTTGTGTGGTACTGGGGTTGGCTTCAGTGTTGAGCGGCAGTTCATCAAGAACCTTCCTGAAGTTCCTAAGCTCTTCGATAGTAATACCATTGTAGCTGTCAGAGATAGTAAGGAAGGCTGGGCTAAGGCTTTCAGACAAGTATTGGCACTCCTTTGGGCTGGTGAAATTCCTAAGTGGGATGTAACTAGAGTAAGACCTGCGGGTGCTAGACTGAAGACTTTTGGTGGTAGGGCAAGTGGTCCGGCTCCTTTGGTTGATCTATTTAACTTCGCTGTTAGTACTTTTAAGGAAGCACAGGGACGTAAGCTTTCGTCTATTGAGTGTCATGACTTGATGTGCAAGGTCGGTGAGATAGTTGTTGTAGGTGGTGTACGCCGCAGTGCTATGATCAGTTTATCTAATCTATCAGATGATCGTATGCGTCATGCCAAAAGTGGTAAATGGTGGGAGAATGATCCTCATCGCGCCCTAGCTAATAACTCTGTCTCCTACTCTGAGAAGCCTGATAGTATGTCCTTCATGCGTGAGTGGATGGCTCTGGTGGAGAGTGGCAGCGGTGAGCGTGGCATTTTCAATAGACAGGCTGCTAAAAAACAAGCTGCTAAGAATGGACGCCGTGACGCTGACTATGAGTTTGGGACTAACCCGTGCAGTGAGATAATTTTACGGGGGCCGAAGCTTGATAAGAATGGGCAACCTATTGCTGGTACTGGTGGACAGTTTTGTAACCTATCAGAGGTCGTTGTTAGAGCCACTGACACGCTTAAAGACCTTGAGCGTAAGGTACAACTAGCCACTATCTTAGGCACTATCCAAAGCACCTACACTAAGTTTCCTTACTTGCGTAAGGTATGGGAAAATAACACCGCTGAAGAGCGTCTGCTTGGTGTAAGTCTGACAGGGATTATGGACAACCCTCTAATGACTTCCAGTAATAAAGGTTTGGATAAAACTCTAGAGCATTTAAAGAATGTTGCTATTGATACTAACACTGAGTGGTCTAGTCGCCTTGGTATTCCTATATCAGCCGCTATCTGTTGCGTAAAACCATCCGGCACGGTTTCTCAGCTTGTTGATTCCAGTAGTGGGATACATGCTCGACACTCACCGTATTACATCCGCACAGTACGGGGCGATAATAAAGACCCTCTAACGCAGTTTATGATAGACCAAGGCATTCCCAATGAGCCAGAAGCGTTTAAGCCGGATCAAACGACTGTATTCAGCTTTCCAGTGAAGTCTCCAGAAGGTGCTGTATGTACGTCTGATATGACTGCCCTTGAACAACTTAACATGTGGTTGATGTACCAAAGACATTGGTGTGAGCATAAACCAAGTGTAACTATCAATGTGCAAAAGCATGAATGGTTTGAGGTAGGTGCATTTGTCTATGAGAACTTTGACGAAATGTCGGGGGTATCCTTCTTGCCCTATAATGATCATACGTATCAGCAAGCTCCTTATCAAGAATGTTCAAAACACGACTATGAAACGCTACTATCTTGTATGCCAGAAAGCTTAGATTGGTCTAAACTAGCAGAGTATGAGCAAGGGGATAATACCGTTGCAATGCAGACAATGGCCTGTACTGGTGATAGCTGCGAACTTGTAGATATCTCTGCATAAATCTTAAAAATGTATAAAAAAAGCCCCCTTACCAGTTGACGGTTTGGGGGCTGATCCTATATAAGATTCATGTGAGGTTTGGTTATCCTTGCTAGTTGGTTGAAGCCCTCTGTTAGCAATAGCAGGGGGCTTCTTTTTATCATACTAAAACGCTTTCTGTAGTTGTAGTACTCCATTAATCATAGTGGATAATGCCCCCGCTGTAGAAGAGACAGCACTACCGAAAGCTCCAGACGTTTGCTCGTCTTCGTCCTGTACCCTGACATCATACTTAGCTGCATATGCAGAAGCCGATACTAGGTTTTTAATAGCCCGTTCAATCTCACCAGCGGGTCTACGTAAAGCAACCATCTCAGCGACTTTAGCAAACTCTCTAGGATTAGATATAATAAGACCTAGTGTATCCTGACCTACATTTTTAGCAGCATTCTCCATTTCAGATACTAGATTGGCTGACCCACGGCGCATTGCTGCGGATGTTGGGTTCATATAGCCACCTGTGATCAGGATAGCACCCTGCACAGCATCACGTATACCTAAATTTGGAACAGTGTCTGAGCCAGCCCCTGCCGGAGTAGCCTTAACTCTACCTGCTATGTTTGTATCACCAAGACCCCTAAGTGCAGCTTCCAAGCCTTCTACAATAAAAGGTTCGTCTTGGAATAGAATACGTAAACCAGATAACGTACCATCCAATTCTTCATTAGAAATCTTAGATAGCTTGGCTAATTTAGTATTGTATGCAGCCCTGTCAGGGGCAACCAGACCAATAGGAGTATCACCAAAGACCCGTGCAGTAACTTGCTTGATTGCAGAAGATTTAACAGACTGTAATACAAGGTCACGTTGTGGACCTACAGGCATTCGATCTATATCTGCAAGCAATGCTTCCATAGCTCCACCAGAGTTTTTACCCGTAACTAATTCACCAATAGTGATATCAGGACGATCCACAGTTTTGTTTTTGTTATAGGTGTCCACGAACTTATCTAGAATACTAGTTTCTAAAGCGTCCTGTTGCCTCTTTGCCTGTTCTAGTAGCTTATCCGCAGCCAATGTCTTAGAGCCAAGCTCTACTTGAACAGCGTCTATTTCATTTATTGCCCGTTGAAGATCGCCGTAGAGTGGTGAGTTATTGTTCTTAAGTTGTTGAGCTATAGTATTGAATGAATCCTGTGCAGCTACGTACCCTACTCTATCATTATCTCGCAATGCCTTTGCCATTTTAAGCGTTGCCTGAGATATATAGTAATCCATTATAGGCTTAGAAACGTCTGCGCCCATAGCAAGCTCTAGCTGTTTAAACAGGTCGCCTGTTTTATTTGCCATAACTGTATCGGCTAAATTAGGAGCCTCTGCGTTTAGGTTCCGCTGCCCTACAGGAAGTTGCTTGGCCTGAACAACAGGTATGTTGTCGCCTCTACTAACACGCTCCCTAAGAAATGAAGAGTATTTTTCCATAAAGGGTGTTTCAAACCACCTACCCATAGCCGCGTTAAATGTATTATCTGCCGCAATAGCTGCATCTGCTACAGAGCTATCAGATACGTCTTTCATGTAACCAAGCTGACCATTATCTGAAGTAATGTGCTTCTTCAGTTCAATAAGCTTAGTGGCTATGCCAGACCCTTGAGGCTCTGCTTGGATCATTTGCTCAAGCTTCTGTTTAAGCTTGTACAGGTCTTGGAAGCCAATTGTGCCTTCAAGGTCTGCAAGAACCTCATCCGCAGTCTGTAGCCTCGTTGTACCCCCCTCTGGAGGCATTGTATCAGAGAAGTATCTTTCCGCTGCCTCTGGGCTATCAAACTGTGAAGTATTAGGTGCTGATACGTCAATCTCTCTTGGTTTAAATACAGCACGAATTTCAGACAGTAGGCTAGATACTTTGGCATTATCCTTGCCTTCAGTCCTAAGCGGATCAATCTCTGTAATTACTTTGTTAATTTCCTCACGCAGCATTTTTAACTGCGTTTTATCTAGCGGAGTGTTAGGTATTGCGGCGTAAGCGGCTTCTACTTCTTTCCAAGTCTGTCTATATGCCTCAACGCCATCCTCACCAAACACTTTTTGAATAACTGCTAAGTCTGTCGTTTCGTCTAGCAACTCTTTAGGATCAACACCATCCAGCATCTGTTTAATTACAGGATTTTCTGCAAACACTGCGTCTGTCTGCGCTGCTAGAGTATCAACTTCACCCGCTAAAGTCTGAGTGTTGAAATCAGCGGTTTCAACATCTGATCTGCGTAAGTCCACCAATTCCTGACCAGCATCTTGAGTAGTAAACCCTTCAGGTGTAATATCATCTCCGGCGTCTTTTAGCACCTGTTGAGTGCTATCAATCATATTAGACTGTGCCATTCTTGATTGTACATTCTCAGGAACGGACCGTTGAATATCAATCATGCGCTGCACTAGTGCGGTAGCTTCTTCATTAACAAAATCATCAAACTTATCACCCATTTGGTTCTTAAGCTTTTGATTAGTGACCGTGACGTATGCTTTTGCGCCCTTCATTAGTGCATTAACAGTGTCTACTGGAACAGCGCCTTCTACATCACCTATCTTAAGATGTATTTCTGCATTGTTGTTCAGTACTTTGGCTAATTGACGTACATTTTGTAAGAAGTCTTTAGCACCAAGGTCTTTTAGCTTGGGGTCTAGGTAGGTTAATGTATTTAGAATAGTGCCTTCTTTAATGGTTCTAGTTAAATACTCTTTATCAAGTGCAGATCGTAGCCCCTGACCTCTTCGGCCCAGAAACCCTGCACCCTTCATGAGACCTGCTAGAGCAACATCAAATACACCATCAACTACAAGACTATCAACCACCATAGCTACATCATTAGCGGTTTCTTCTTTAATGTTAGGCAATACAGATTTGATATTATCGCCAGTAACTAAGAGGCTACTATCACCATCAGTTGTAACCACAGCCTGTGCAAAAGCAGCCCCTAAAGAGCCGCCTAAGTAAGCCCTAGCCGCAGGTTTTAGCTTAGACCCTGCCCCAGCAACCGTCTTAAATGTCTTGTATCCTTTAGCCGCTGGAATACCAAACGCAATCATGTCAGTCAGGAAGCCTTCAAAGCCCCCGGACTCTAATTCTGGTATACTTTTCTCTAAGTCACTTTCTTCAGTGATGTTTACTTCTAAGTTGCCATCATCATCACGTTCTACTAAGCCACCTACTGAAGTAACAATACGTCTAGTACCACTGTCGATAGCTCTACTAATCATATTACTATCAACCGTAGGAATACGGGTCATTTTTACTTCGTTATTATCGTCTACTTCATAGTAAACGGAGATAGGCTCTCCCATAGCATCTACTTCAGACGCAGCCCACCAAGGGACTTCTGTAGTGGGATACTTAGCTTTCTCAGCTTCAGCCGCTGCTTCAAACTCAGCCTGTTGATCCTGTATTTCCTGACGCTCTACTTGGGCAGTATTGGGATCATCAGATATCCCCACAAACTGCATAGCATCACCAAACCCAGCCTGAATTTTACCAAAAAGTCCTTGACCTTCAGGCTGTACTATAGGCTCCCCAGATTCATCTTTAAGATCACCGTAGAAGTAATCATAGTCTTTTACTGGGTTAGACTGCTTCTGCTTAAGCTTATCAGTAGCACCAGCATTTAATACTTCTATCTGTTGCTGTTTCTGTGCAGATGTTAAGCTTTCGTCATTCTGAATACGACTTAAAGTTGCCTGATAAGCTTCATCACTTTCAAGAAGCCTTTGGGTTCTTAGTAACTCTGCTTCTCTATCAGCCGCAAGTTCTAGCTCAAGTATTTCTTCTTGGGATAGTTCTTCCATACTTACTGTCCTCGCGCTTCATTTAAAATTAGTGTGGCTTGCGCTCTGCTAAGTTTAGGGTCTTGATTCATCAAAGTGTTTATGAGTATAATGTCTTCGTAATCAGTTCGCTCTATTAAAGTCTTAGCAGACTGAGAAGATTTAATCTTAGCATTTTCAGGTATACCTTCTAAGGTTGCACCATCCCCGTAGAAATCAGTCTGGCCTTCGTTATTGCCACCACCACCATTGCCACCTTGCTCTACGATAGGTCCAGTAGAAGGACTACCGTTTAGCCAAGCCATCTCAGCATCTAGTCTGTTGAACTTAACAAACTCATCCATATTTCGTGGATAGTTACCGATAGGCTGTCCTGATGTACGCTCAAGTGAAGCTACTTCAGCATTCATACCTTTTCCGGTTTCTTCAGAGCCGAAGATATTTTCGATACTGCCGCGAACTTTTCCAATAGTTTCATTAGTAAGCTGTCTCAAGAGACCTTCAAAGGTTTCTAGCTTACCATCACTGGCTTTTACCTGTCTTAGAGCCTGTTTAAAGTCAGTGTCTGACAGACCTCTACCTGATTGTTCTAGGTTCACAGAAGCATACAAGTAAGCGTACTTGAGTATTTCGGCATCGAATAGTGCTTGTGCGGATGCCGTACCCTGAAGCTGTTCATTCATTACCCGATCAACAACTTGTTCTGGCGATAGCCCTTGGTTAGCGTAATTAGTTAAAGTATCTAAGTTAATAGACAGACGCCCAAGGAATGAAGCCGCAGTACCTACCGTAGTAAGCACCTCTGGGTTTTTAGTAGCTATCTCAGATAGTCGTTTAGCCGATCTAATAGTACCAAGAGATTTAGACTGTACCGCAGACATTGGCGTTAATAGATCATCCCTGATCCTAGTATAGTCTTTACTTATTTCTCTACGAATACTTTCTGGAATTGGTTTTGCTTCGGAAGTAGGCTCAACTACCTCATTTGTGTAGATGTCTCTGAGTTTACCATCAGTGTCACGCTTGACGTAGCTGTCGCCTACCCTGAACATTTCACTATTGGTGATTATCTCAGCATCATCGGCGGGGCTAATCAACTCAGATACAGCTTTCTCCATAGCACCTATCTGTTCAAACGTCA